TCGTCTTGCCAGAGCCGTTCGCAGCTTTCAACGCCACCTTCGAGTGCTTCTCGTTCAACGCCCCCAACACCGCCTCCTGCCACGCGTAGGTTTCACGTAGGCCAAGCATCATCTTAGGGAAGTTCTTAAGCTGCTGAGCCTCCTCCAATAGCTTGCGCTGCTTCCACGCAGGGATGTGAGAACCCATTCCGAGTGAAGGGGATTTCTTGCGCTTAATTTGCTTGACAGGCATAAAATTTGGTGTGGGACGGGGAGGGGGTATACAGGTAACACCCACCCCCCTCTTGGGGGTCCTGGTCCCCCCGTGGTCCTATTTCCCCCCTCCGAAGGCACCTAGTAGGGCACCGCTTACTGACAATTCCTTCCCTCCTTTGCCGGTGTGTTCCAATTGAGCGCGGGCGACGTATCCGCGGGTTCGCTCGAGGAGCCACGCGCTCCCCTGCCAGCCGTTGCCACATTGGCGGACTACGGAGGAGAGTTCTAGTTCTCCTTCAAGTCGGGCTTTCTCCAGTTGATCCGCAAAGCTTGGATTGCGCTGGAGGAATACTTGCCACCCTCCAGCGTTGCCCGATGGGAATCCGCAGAGGATCGCCACCCGCTCCAAGGGAATCCCGAGCTTGCAGGCTTCTAGAGCTTTTTTTCTGTCTTCCTCAGGAATGATTCTTTGGGGTCTTCCCAGTCTCTTCCCATTCTTACTGATGCCCGCCACCTGGAGGGTTTGAGCGGGTGTTTCTGTCTTCCTGGCCATGCCGTCACTTTGCCGTGCAAAGTAATTTGGCGAAACATTTTGTCGTTTCCTGTTGACTCCTGTCGTCTCCTGTTGCAATCTCATCTTGTGAACCAAACATTGATTCCATCATCACCCACCGTATCACTCCGACTGGCTAATTTCGCCAGTTCCATGGACAGCACGATCATGCTTGATCATGCCGGGGATATTTGTCTCCTTCAGCGACTCCGAGATGAAGAGGGTGCCTCGGTCGTCCGCCACGCTCCTGACCATGGGGATTTCCACCCTGAGTCCGATTGGCTCATGGCCATTGCCGGAGGCTATGCAGAAAACTTGGTTGTTTGATTATCCCCATGAAATCCCCCTCAAAACTCCTCCGTGCTCTAGGATTCCTAGCGCTTCACCTCCTCCTCCTCCCGGTAATCTGGCTCCTTGCCGACGCTTTGATCGGGGGTGTAAATTGACTCTCTATTGCTGCAACGGCTTCCGCTCGGTTCGCTCCGATTCCATCCGGGACGCCGCCGGGGTTTTCGCGAAACGTGCCGCCCGGCGGGCATTCGGTCGCCGGGGTATCGTCCGAACCATGGTGGAGGATTCCTACACCCGGAACCTGTCCATCGTGGAGTTCGCCGCTTTCATCGGATATCCGACCGGTCCCAATGAAACGACGGGCCACAACATCCGGTTCACCGTGATCAACGGAGGTGCCCGATGAGCAACGGATTCATTCTCCACGAAGACTCGGCCCGCGTGATCATCGCGACGGGCTTCGAGACCCCTTCCGACAACCGGAAGACGGGCGATATGATCCAAATCTGGATTCTTGTCAAAGCCATGGACCCCGTCCGCGCAATCAAGGAAGGGTTGGACCGTTTGATTTGCGGTTCCTGCGTCCATCGGGGCGACGGTCACGGGAAAGATCGCTCATGCTACGTCAACGTAGGCCAAGCTCCACTCGGCATCTGGCGGGCATGGAAAGCGGGCGCGTACCTGCCGCTCCCTTCCGTTTCCGTTTTCACCGGCCGACGTGTTCGCTTTGGAGCCTACGGGGACCCGACTTGGATTCCCCTTAGCATTGCCTTGGCCATTGCCGGCGCTTCCTCCGGATGGACAGGCTACACGCACCAATGGCGCAAGCCTAGCTTGCAAGGGTGGCGTCAATTGCTCATGGCCTCCGTTGATTCCATCGCGGAACTTGTGATCGCCCGTTCCCTTGGCTGGTCAACCTTTCGCGTCGGCTCCGAAGCTTCGGTAGGCGAGTCCATTTGCGCATCCGAGCGTGTCGGAACCCCCTGCATGGACTGTCTCCTTTGCGCCGGAGCTCGCGGGGGTCTCGAGTCTGTCCACATTCCGCCCCACGGGACCGGAGCCCGGCATTTCAAGGAAGGAGCGGCCAAGTGACCGACCTATTCCGTGCCCTTGGCTACCTCTTGCTCGGAGCTTTCTTCGTTGCCCTGATGGTTCTCTCAGCTCTCGCCGGCAACGGCTGACAAGTAGGCCAATCTCCCCCGCACCCCGTGGAATCCCCACGGGGCTTTTTGTTGCCCGGATCCGGCGTCCACTCGGTTCCCTTCCTTCCTTCCTTTCCGATCGCCCCCCTAGGACACCCAATGTCCGACCAGGTGAGACACGCCGTGTCCTACCCTTATGAACCGCGCCCATAAGTTATGCACCGGCCCATACCCCATACCAGATTCGGAATTCGGAAACTCGGAATCCGGAACCCGCTGGCCCCGAGAATGGAGCGGGAGAATGGAGCGGTAGAATGGAGCGGTAGAAAGTGGGCCAATCACATCCATCTTGGCCTCATGAACTCAATGAGATGCTTGTTATCCGGATACTCCGACTTGGCTTGATCAAACGACTGCTCAAATAGCTTGGTGAACTGTTCTTTGAACTGCCATGAAGAGCGATCAACAGCCACATTTCGCTCTGCCTGTTTACACATAACATACGATCTGAGCTTTCCTTTGATCTCATTCAGCTCCCAATCCTGCCATGTCTCCATGTGCAATAGCTTCGAGTAGCGCCTTCTGATTCTCTTATTAACATACTCACACCTGTCATGGAGTGTCTCGAAGAACAGATCAGAAAGTATCGAGTTGCACTCATGGCATGATGGAGTTGTGATGCCAACAGAAGCTCCGCATTTTCCGTTTCTATTCTCAAGAGATAACATCGAGAACGGAATCGCATGGTCCCGATCGGTTGGTTCGGTTCCGCAGTAGAAGCAAGTGGACCACGATCCGAAACGGAAGTTGTTGGGCACCCAAGACTCAAGTTTGGCCAGCAATTCCTTGCTCGGCTCGGTCGTTTTGACGTTTGAGAACTTCATCACGAGCATTTGAGGCTCTGAACATGGATTTGCAAGCGGCAAAACACCATCTCGGAGCCCCGTCCTTTCTGGCGGTCCGGATCGCCTTTGTGAATGCGCATTCGATTCCACCCTCCGACGCCTCCTAGACCCCTTTCCGCTCCAGCGCGAGGCATCCATATCCATCCATCGGACCCGATACTTCGCAATCAGTGGAGGGTTATTGAAAAACCGCCGCTGAGCGCGGGGGGCCGGTACGAGCCCCCACGCAGCGTCTCAGCGTTGCGGTTTTTAACTCCCTAGAAGAGGGAGTGACAAGACTCCCTCTAGGGAGGTAGTAGTGGCCATGGGAACTTCTTGGGGTGCTTGGGTTAATTTATTGCGAGTTATCTTGACATGATTCCGAGTGGAATCTACCGTGTTTCCACCATGAGTTATCTCGACAATGGTTCAACGCTTCGGTCGATGTTCCGACTGACGCCCCCGCAACGCCACGACATCGATCCCACTCGATCGGAAATTATCACCTACATAAAGGACAACCTCCGCTGTGATATTGGCCGTGCAATACGCGCATTCAACTCGATGCGAAACAAGAAGTCCCAGGTACTTGTATATGACATGATTCATAGGCAATGGCGTGGGTGCGACTGGGTGCCTCCGGAGGATGGCGACCAGATCACGTTTCTGACTCGCACGATCAACGAGATGAAGCGTGAGTTGTTCGCGCTGAAGTCTGAGGTCCGTAAGCATGGCCGAGTGATTGGCCAACTGGAGCGTAAGCGATCGCGCAAGCGCGAGGAGGAGGAAGAGGAGTCCATGGAATCCGATCCCGATCCCGATCCCCAACAGCAAGAAGCCGCTCCCCCCGAAGAGAAAGCGGCTGATGGAGAGGATTGGTTTAAGGCTATGCGCGACGCCCTCGACGAGGATAAGAAGGCTTCCCGCTCTTCTCCTTCTTCAGCTCCGCTCCCGTGAACGCGAGGGGGTTGCACTCCTCCCACTGGATGCCGGTGGCTGAGTGCTGAAGATTGAGAATGGGGGAAGGGAGTCCGATCCTCCCGCCCCGCTTGCAGAAGGCTAGCTGGAAGCGTCGAGGCTTTGATTGGCCTACCTCATGGAGAACGGCTATCTCACGCGCCCAGTTGGCGAGTTCGGAGGAGCCGAAGCCTGAGTGGGCCAGTTCCATGGTGGTGAGTGGTTCGCCGGTTTCCTTGCGTTGGGGCTTGGAGACATGGTGCATCCAGATCCAAGCGACCTTGGTCTCGTGGAGGATGGGCTGGAGCTTGTTGCGGAGGAAGACGCTGACCTCGGATTGATCGCTCAGGTCTCCGCCGAAGTAGGAGAACAGGGGATCGGCGATGATGAGATCAAGCTTGGACTTGTGGATGAATCGGCGGGCGTAGGCCAAGAACTGCTCGCCGGTGCGAACGGTCTCGGTTCGGAACTCTAGGTTCCTCTGAAGCTGGTTCATCTGATCGAGACTGAATCTCTTATGCACCACCCCGCGGAATGCTTCGGCGAGGTCACCTTTGTCGTTCTCGGCCTGGATGACCCCAATCTTCAATGGCTTCACCGGCTTTATCCCGAAGAAGTCGAGTCCGAGGCACCAGCGGATGACGATCTGCATCATGAGGGATGACTTCCCGATCCCGGTACCACCGCTGACGATCATGGAGGAGCCGCGGGTGATCCATCGATTTCCGATCAGGTTGTCCGGATCGTTGTCCGGATCGAAGTCCATGAGGTCTTTGATGGTGACGACGGTGGCCTTGTCATCATCGGTCTCCCGATCGGTGAGCCAATCTTCCCATGATCGAGCGCCGAGGTTGATGTCCAACAGCTTCTGCTTCTCTTCGCCCCGCCAGGAGCCGGGGAGCCGGGAGAAGCGCGATGGGTTCTTGTTCTTGGGATCGACATCGGGGATTGCCGAGTAGATGAGGTCCCTGCGGGCGTCCCATTCCTTGCGGTTGGGGGCATCGACACGGACCCATGCATGGATGGACTTGCCACCGGAGTCGATGAGGACGCTGATGGGGAGGCCCGAGGAGCGGAGGAGCTGTTCCTGCTCGGCCTTGGGTTTCTGATCGAACTCCACCAGGACATGGCGGTAGGCGCTGACATCGTTGTCCGAGCCGCTGTAGAGGTTGGACTTGAACGGGTTGATGCGGACGAAGACGCCATCGGTTCGGTCGCTGCGGAACAGGATGGACTCGGGATCATCGAAGCGAGCGATCCAGTCCTCGAGGGGAAGGAATGAGCCGGCACTGATTGGCCTACCATCCTCGACCTGCTCGCAGATGCAGACCACCTCGGTGGCCGCGAAGGCGGATGTGAGGAA